TCCTCCTTTAGCAGTGTCTTCTGTTTCTCCATCATTAAATAAATCATCTTGCGTCAAGAGCGGGAACGACTTTCTGCCAAGTTGATTTATCAACATTGTATCTACGTTCTTTTTAAGAAGGTACAAAAAATAACTATATAAAAAAGCGCTAAATGGTATTGGGCCCTTCTCTGAATCTTTCCTTTCATACCTTGTTATGCATTGAAAGAATGTGAGCCTGACCGTCTGTTGGACATCTTCTTCAGTACAGTATCTTTTAACCATGTATAAGATTCCATTTATGGATTCATTTACATGCTTGTAACCAGCTTGATTAAGCTTATTTTTCATTAGAGCATAACGCACAAAAGTATCTTTTACAAACAATGACATAAATCTTCTAATGTCATAGTCGCTAAAGCTATACTTGCCCACATGTAACATCGTTACATATTTTGTTAAAAAGTTATTAAAAACTTTTAGTAACTCTTCTTTAGCCTTACCAGAACCATTCTTTGCCTCCTGGATTAACCTTTGCATTTCCTCTTCTTCTAAATTATAATATTGCTCTTTGTAAGAAGCCATTACTTACCTTCCCAGTTTGAAATTTTTGCAGCGTACTCGTTGCGTATATCTTCGTAAAAAATTACCCTTGGTATCTCCAACTCAATTGCAAATCTAATAGCTTCCGCTGAATATTTGCTTATGACAAAAGTTAATTTTTCAAATTCAAGCGGATAATATTTCTTGAATCTTTTTAATTTTATTTTACTTTTATCATCTAAGTAACCTTTTATTTCAAGCCACTCTTTTGTTTTGGTTAGATAAAAATCTGGAGTGTAACCTTTGGTTCCCCTTTTTATTGGGAAAGTGAACACCTTTGGTTCAAACTCAAACTTGATTGAATAACCGATTCAAAATTCTAGCGAAGTTAGCTTCCCAGTTTGATCTCATATTCATGTCTAAATCTTCTCGATAACCAGACTTAGTATGCCTGTAAGCATTTCCCTTTTTTTGCGCAGAAGAATCCTTAGATGCTATAGTGGTGCTTGCTTTTTTGGAAAAGTTCGGAGTTTTTTTTGTAGATCTTTCCAAGAAAAAATCTTTTGGATTTGCGCCTGCTACCATAAATCTGCTATCCTTTGTGTGTCAAGTTAATACATTATACTTTATATTTTATAAAAAAACAAATATAAATTCAAACTTAAGGAGAAAAATATGACAACCGCAACCAGCATTTTCAACAGCATGCGCCAGAGCATCAACGAGTCAGTTATTGACGACTTGACAACTCTTGGTTTTGCTCACGAAGACGCAATCAAGGTAGTCGTTGATTCTGACGACTTTGATATCGTTGCTTCTGGCCTGGATAATCCAGTAGCCCAGTTTTAATTAGATACAATATATATATTAGATATGGCCCCTGGGTAACCAGGGGCTTTTTACTATCCCTGTTTAGATCTTTTTAATCTAGCTGCCCCAGTAGCGCAAGCACCTGACTTGGCGTGATCGCAGAAATAACATACTCTTTCATTCTTTGTAGGGGTAAAATTAAAGTCATTCATAATTAAATTAATTTTTTCAATAAGCATTTGCTTTACATTTTCTAAATCATCTTTAGAATACTCGTGACTTTTAATTCTTCCAGATCTTAGGTAATGCAAAGATGCTTTAATTTGCTTATCGGGAAAAGCTATTGAGGCAGCTAGTGCATAGATTCCAAGCTGCAAATTATTGTGCACATCTTTTTGTGCTACTTCACGTTTTCCAGTTTTGTAATCAACTATTTCAACTGTGTCGCCTACTACATCTACTCTGTCTATATAGCCTATCATTAAATAGTTTCCTAAAACAAAGTTAAATCCCATTTCTTTATCAAAAACATCAAAAGTTCTGCCATCATATATATCATAAAAGTCTTCTAAAATTTGAAGACCAGCTTGATTTAACTCTTCAGTTATTTCTGAGTTTGGATCTAAAGTGTTTTTATGATCTACAAAAGAAGACTTCATCTTATCTAGATCTAAAACATCAGTAGATGAGACATGATCCTCTAAAACGCCATGAACAATATTCCCGAAGAACCGCAGGAGCTGAAAACATTCTGGGTTCTCTTTTTATGTAGGAATAAAAATACTTCGATGGACACATTTCGTATGTGTCTATTCTTGAATAACTAAATTCAGATAATGTAATCCTTTGGAAGTCATCAACTTCCCTAATATCTTTTAATATCATTATTAATTTTCTTCTATTTCTGAAACTATGTTTCCTTGTTGATCAAATATCGTTCCGTTTTCATCCATGATATAACCAGTATGAATATTTTTATATTTACCTTCGCCTAGAGCAATCCATCCAGTGTTTCCATACTCCATGAAATCGTCTTCAAGTCTTGGCCAGTTCATTTGTCTCCTAGTTTACACTAATTACTGTATTATTTACAGTATCTAAATTGTAATAGTAGCTTAACAAACCGAATAGGTCACGTAACTCAGGCTCACTAGCATAAAAACCTGCAATGCCAGATTGAATAAAAAAATTACTTTTACCATTGTCTGTTTGATATTCTATCAAAACAGTGTTATTGACAGCCATTCTGCCTATCTCTGATTTAGACATATTAATCTTCATCTACTATTGTTATAGGGTTCCAATTTGGGTCATTCATTTTTTCTCTCATATCTTTTACATATGAGTCCCAGTCTCTTTCATCCTCACTCTGCTTAAGATACTTTACCTTGCCAGCAAAAGGATTAGATTTAAATCTAGTCATAATCAACTTACCCTCTTGGGTTCTCCAACGCAGAACTCCGTTTTTGCAGTCGCAATAATCTTCTGGATGCGCATCTATAGACCCATTTGGATCATATCTACCACTGCATTTATTGCATTTAGTGTATCTTCCCTTATCTTGGCATCGGTTACACGACGAACAAAAAACCCAGCAGTCTTTTGTTGAGGGGTTCTTATAAAAATTTCCAGTTGTCATCACTGCTCCATTAAAACTTTTTCTAACTTTTCTTTTACAACTACAGATGTTTTTTTATTAAACTTAAAGGTGATTATTTTGCTTCCATCTTTATAAGAAAGGAATACATAAGAACCACCATCTTTTGACTTAATTATATCATACAATTTATTTAAAGTTTTTTCGCTAATCTGAGAATCAATTTCTAAATAAATAGGAGTGCCACCAGAAAAATTAGATAGATCTAACTTTTCACATGAATTTAAAAGTATTTTTGATATAACGTTTTCTTCATCTCCATCTTTAGAGACTGAACCAGTCAATGTTAATACGTCACCATTTTGGAAAAAATCATCTTGATAGTTCTTTGCCTCACGGGGGAAAACAATTATTTCAATGTCTGAAGATATGTCTTGCAAGTTAAACTTAAACATCTTTGCTCCCTTCTTGGTAATCATTTTCTTCGCTCCTGAAACAATCCCAGCTATAGTTACGCGTGAGCCAGCAGGAAGATCAGCTATATCTATGATTTCATAGCTAACTTGCTTGCTAAGAAGATCCCAAACTCCATCTACTGGATTTTTTGAAACATAAATACCAAGTTCTTCTTTTTCTTTTTCTAGAATTTTTAATTCTGTTTGTCTACCGAAGTCTTGGTCAAGTGCTTCATCTATCAATTCATCTAATGCTCCTGCATTAGCTAAATGTTCTAGTGTTGATTTTTTTAACACTGATGGGTTTGTTCTTCTAAAGAAATCATACATACTAACATACGGGTTTTTAACATCTCTAGAAGAGAGAATAGCTTCAGAAACTGCATAACCTATCCCATTGATAGCAGAAAGACCAAAGATAATTGTCTCATTATCTATCACAGCAAAATCTTCAACTGACTTATTTATTGAAGGGCTTAGAACCTCAAGGCCAAGTTTTCTACAGTCAGCCAAATATAATGCTAGCTTATCTTTATTGCCAGTAACAGATGACAACAAAGCCGCCATATACTCTGCAGTATAATTTGTTTTTAAGTATGCTGTTATGTATGAAATCATCGCATAACTTGCAGCGTGAGCTCTATTGAAACCATAGCCACCAAAGTATTCAATATCTGAATAAATTTTATTAGCTTTTTCTTCTGACAAATTAGATTTTT